ACCCGATGATTGCGCAGACGATTGGCCAGAACCCACAGGCTCAGCAGATCATGGCTTCGCTGCAAGCACACATCGCCGAGCACTTGGGTTTCAGCTACCGCAAGCAAATGGAAGAACGCCTTGGCGTCACGCTGCCACCACCAAACGAGCCACTGCCCGAGGATGTAGAAGTCCAACTGTCCAAGCTCATCGCCGATGGCGGCAAGCAGTTGGCCCAGCAGCACCAGCAGCAAGCTGCGCAGAAGCAGGCAGAGCAGCAAGCCGCAGACCCACTGTTCCAGTTGGAGCAGGCCAAGGTCAAGGTGCAGGAGATGGAGGTCACTCGCAAGGCGCAGAAAGACCAGACCGACGCAGAGATTGCCGCAGCAAAACTCGTCATGGAGAAAGAGCGCGTGCAGATCGAATCCGACAAAGAAGCTAACCGCGTCAAATCACAAGAAGCCCAAGCTCAGCAACGTCTGAAACTTGATGCACTAAAGGTGTTAGCCACACCAAAACAACAGCCCAAAGCGCCGGGCAAGAAGGAGTAATCCATGGCCAAAACCGTCTTTGACGTGCTCATCATGAAACACGAGGAAGATGTCTCCTCGGCAACCCAGTTCTTGGCAAACGGAGGAGCTAAAGACTTCGCCGAATACCGGGAAATAACAGGCAGGATTCGGGGTCTCCAGCTTGCTATCCAAACAACCAAAGACCTTTCGCGCTCTCAAATGGAAGATGAAGACAATGACTGATCAAGTCGAAAACGCCGTAACTGACGAAGAAGTGGAAGCCCAGCTTCCAAAGCCCGTTGGGTATCGGTTGCTTGTGGCACTGCCGCAAATTGAAGAAACCATCGGTGAGATGGGCATCATCAAAGCCAAGCAGACTATGCGTGAAGAGCGCATTCTGTCTACGGTTGGGTTGGTATTGGATATGGGCGAGCAAGCCTATTCTGATCCCACACGCTTCCCGAATGGCCCATGGTGCAAGGTGGGCGATTACGTTGTATTTGCGTCGTACACAGGCACTCGTGTCAGTGTAAATGGCGTGGAGTATCGCCTGATGAATGACGACTCAATTGAAGCAGTCGTTGCCGATCCGCGTGGCGTATCGCGTGCTGGTTAAAGGAGAAAACTATGGCAATTCAAAAAGTGGAGTTTGAGTTTCCCGATCCAGACAAGGAATCGAGTACCGCGGACTTTGTGGAAAACAATGACGGCAGCTTTGCGCTAAAAGTCGAGGGACGCGCTTCGGATGAAGAAGCCAAGCGTGAAAAATCCAAGGCGAAAGCCAAGGAAGACGATTTTGACATCGAGGTGGTTGATGACCGCCCCGAGGAAGATCAAGGGAAGAAGCGTTCCAAGGCTCCTATGGAGCTTTCCGAAGAGGAAATGGACGAGTATTCCGAGAAGGTGCGAAAGCGCCTGCAACACTTTAGCAAGGGCTACCACGACCAGCGACGTGCAGCAGAGTCTGCTGCCAAGGAACGTGAGGAAGCGTTGCGCTACGCGCAGCAAATCGCTGAGGAAAACAAGAAGCTCAAGGGCACTGTCTCCAAGAACCAAGAAGCGATGCTGGAATCAGCCAAAAAAATGGCTGCTGCGGAGCATGACGAGGCCAAAGTCCGGTACAAAAAAGCCTACGAATCTGGTGAAGCAGACGCCGTAGTCGAGGCCCAAGAGGCATTGACTGCTGCAAAAATGAAGGTTGAGCGAGTAAACAACCTCAAACTTCCTGCTTTACAAGAAGACGAGTATGATGTACAAACACAAACAACCGCCCCAGCACAGTCAGTTGATGACCGCGCCGTAACTTGGCAACCAAGAATAAATGGTTCGGAGATGACGATGAGATGACCAGTTTTGCGTTGGGGTTGCACCAAAAACTGGTCAAACAGGGCGTCAACCCGCGATCTGACGAATACTACGAGAAGATCAACTCTCGTATGCGCCAAGTGTTCCCAGAATCCTTTGAGGATGATGATGGACAGGAGGAGGTGACCGAAGAGCGTCGTCGCAAGACGACAGTCGTTGCATCTGCTACTCGAAGTGTGGCCCCTAAAAAGATCACACTGACGAAGACACAGGTTGCTCTGGCTAACAGGCTCGGAGTGCCACTAAACGAATACGCCAAACAGGTTGCTATAGAATTGAGGAAACAAAATGGCTGAGAACAGACTTAATCGTGAACTGGATACCCGTGAAAAAACGGCCCGCAAGAAATCGTGGACTCGTCCCGAGACCTTGCCAACTCCTTTCCCGGAGGATGGCTATGAATTCCACTGGGTTCGCATCAGCACTCGCGGCGAAGCCGACGCCATGAACGTGTCCTTGAAACTACAAGAAGGCTGGGAGCCCGTTAAGGCTGCTGATCACCCCGAAATTTTCGTTGCAGGCGTCGAAAACGACCGCTTCAAAGACAATATCGTGATTGGTGGTTTGATGCTTTGCAAAACCCCCACTGAGTTCGTCCAAGATCGTAACGATTGGTTTAACAACCAAGCATCGTCCCAGATGAAGTCGGTTGACAACAATCTCATGCGCGAGAACGATCCCCGTATGCCGCTCTACAACGAGCGCAAAACTACGGTGTCCCGTTTTGGCAATGGAACTTAACTTTTTTGGAGTCACAAATGGCTTATCCCACCGTTTCTGCCCCTTACGGGCTTAAACCAGTCAATTTGATTGGCGGTCAGGTGTATGCTGGTTCGACCCGTCTGTTGAAGATTGCAAGCGGCTATGCTGCGAACATCTTCTACGGCGATGTGGTCAAGCTGGTTTCTACTGGCACGATCGAGAAGGACACTGGCACTTCTACCGGCACCCCCGTTGGTGTTTTCATGGGCTGCACCTACACAGACCCTTCGTCCAAGCAACCTCGCTGGAGCCAATACTGGCCCACCGGCACCGTCGCTTCTGACGCACAGGCTTACGTTGTGGATGATCCTGATGTCCTGTTCAAAGTTGCTGCCGTTTCCGGTACAACTGTTGTTGCCTTCTACGCTCAAACCGTGATTGGCACAAACGTCTCCTTGGTGCAGAACGCAGGTTCTACAACCACTGGTGACTCTGCCGTGGCCATCGACGGCACCAGCGCCGCTACGACCGTTTCGCTGCCTATCCGCATCATCGCTGGTGTGCCTGATACAGCTAACGCTTCTGGTGAGTTCTGCGAATTCATCTGCAAGTGGAACGCCCCGTACATCACATTGTCTGAAGGTACCCCCAACACGGTTGCGTGGAACGGTGGCCATCAGTATCTCAACCCAACTGGCGTCTAAGGAGCTAAATCATGGCTATTTCACGTGCACAGCTACTGAAAGAACTGCTCCCCGGCCTGAACGCATTGTTTGGCTTGGAGTACAAAAAGTACGGCGAAGAACACAAAGAGATTTTCGAGACCGAAACCTCCGAGCGTTCTTTTGAAGAAGAAACCAAGTTGTCCGGCTTCAGCGCCGCACCTGTGAAGAACGAAGGTTCTGCACTGGCGTATGACAACGCACAAGAAGCATGGACTGCACGCTACGTGCACGAAACCATTGCGATGGGTTTCTCTCTGACCGAAGAAGCTATCGAAGACAACTTGTATGACTCGTTGTCCGCTCGATACACCAAGGCTCTGGCTCGCGCCATGGCTTACACCAAGCAGGTCAAAGCTGCTTCGATCCTGAACAACGCCTTCACTGGCGGCCCCACCTACGGTGACGGCCAAGTTCTGTGCTCGACAGCCCACCCTCTGGTGTCTGGTGGTACCAACAGCAACCGTCCTACTGTCGCTGCCGACCTGAACGAGACTTCCTTGGAAGCCGCCGTTATTCAGATCGCTGGTTGGACAGACGAACGTGGTTTGTTGATCGCTGCTCAGCCTAAGAAACTGATCGTGCCCCCAAGCCTGCAATTCGTTGCAACTCGTTTGTTGGAAACCGAACTCCGCGTCGGCACCAACGACAACGACATCAACGCACTGAAGAACAACAGTTCCATCCGCGAAGGCTACACTGTCAACCACTACTTGACAGACACCAACGCATGGTTCCTGATGACCGACGTGCCTAACGGCTTGAAGCACTTTGTCCGTAGCCCCTTGCAAAATGGTATGGACGCTGACTTTGATACCGGCAACAGCCGTTACAAAGCCCGCGAGCGTTACAGCTTCGGTGTGTCCGACCCTCTGGGTATCTTCGGCTCCCCCGGCGCTTAAACCGCGTAGAGAAAAGCTCCTTCGGGGGCTTTTCTTTTTTGGTATTTCGTGTATATTTGAACCACTCCGGGAACCCCGGTGCATCATATTGACCCGGCAAACGACGTACCGAATGATGCGCTGATCTTGTACGTAAGGAAAATTTATCATGGCAACTTCAACCACCCAAAGCATTTGGCGCTCTGGCGGCGGCGATCAAACACGCACCGCCTATTGTGGTTCCGGCGTTATGGCCGCACAGTTTTACATTGCTGACGCTTCTCCAGCTACTGCTGGCACAAACGTCGCGGTGTCCTCCGCTTCTGGTGCCCCCGCACTAATCCTCCCACAAGGCGCAGTTGTTCTGTCCGTCAGCATCGTTACTGAGACAGGCTCCGGCACTTTCGACTTGGGCGCTACTGGCTACACCAGCGGCACTGCCGACAACAACTTCATCGCCTCTGGTTTGACCGTGGCTGTCGGCACCACCAACATCGGTGCAGTAGTGACCGGCGCTGCGTTGACTGAGATGTCATACGTGACCGTGACCGACAACACTTCGGGCACTGGCGCTGTTACCGGCATCATCACCTACTTCGTGACTGACCCATACGTCGGCCAGCAAAGCGTGTAATCAACCTCGGGGCTTCGGCCCCTGTTTTAAAGGAGATTGATTATGACGATGCAAACCGACGTCAAGTCGTTTCACAACACCGCATCAGGGGTGGCTGTGCCTTACCGCACGCGACTCAAAGGCGTTGTAATTTCGCCTTCTACGTCCGTGACAATCAACACCTCCATTGTCGATAACGTACCGATTGCGGTTACGTACAACATCCCCGGCACCACCGTGTGTACGGTGACAACGACGGTTGCGCACGGCTTAACTGCTGGGTCCAGCCGCGTTCTGTTGGTTGCGAGTACCGGTACTTTTGTGAGCGATGCTTATTTGGTGCAGACAACACCGACTCCAACAACCTTCACGGTGACGACCGGCGTGTTGACTACCAGCGGCAATATGACGATGTACACGGATATCTTGACCGAGTTGGACTGCTCCACAGGTACTTCGTTTTACACACTGATTCCCGGTGAAGGCGTGATTGCGCAAACAGGCATTTACGTTTATTTGCCGTCAGCATCTGTGACGACCACTGTCTTCTACGGATAAGGGGTACGGCCATGATGCAAACGGACGTTAGATCAGCTTACGTAAAAAGTTCCGGGACTCTGGTTACGCCACTGCGCACTCGCCTCAAAGGATGCGTGGTAACTTCGTCCACGTCTTCGCTGCGTAACGTGGCTGCGTGCGACCCAACAACAGTGGAATCTGGCACATACAGCCAAACGGGCACAACGGCAACCATCACCATCACCGACCACGGCTTGACCAACGGGCAGCGCGTGTTCGTAGACTTTACAACGGGCACCAGCCGCGATGGCATGTATGACATTACGTACATCAATGCCAACAGCTTCAGTGTGACTACGGCCAACTCGGTTTCGACTTCTGGCAACGTGAATGTCTATCCGGATGTTTACATGGAGCTAGACACTTACAGTACGGTTGGCCTGTCGGTGCTGATCCCCGGCGAAGGCATACTGTTCCCCAACGGCATCTTTTTTGGCTGTGGCCCCAGCGTCACGGCAATGGTGTACTATGGCTAAGAGTCCAGCATGGCAGCGCAAAGAGGGCAAGTCCGAAAAGGGTGGCTTGAATGCCAAGGGGCGGGCGTCTTACAACAAGGCCAACCCCGGCAAACCCGGCCTGAAGGCTCCCCAGCCCGAGGGCGGCAAACGCCGCGACTCTTTCTGCGCCCGTATGGAAGGCATGAAGAAGAAGCTGACCAGCGAGAAGACGGCCAAAGACCCGGACTCACGCATCAACAAAAGCCTGCGGGCGTGGAAGTGCTGACATGGAACTGATGGTATGGAACGTAATTCTGTCCTTCGTAGCTGCGCTGATCCTGATGTGGGTCAAGGGCGTGCACGAGGAACTCAAGCGTGTTCAAATTTTGCTCAACAAAACTCGGGAAGAAATGCCCAAGGAGTACGTGACGAAGGCCGATGTCCACAACGACATGAACCGCGTCATTCAACGCCTTGATCGTCTTGATGCCAAGCTCGATGAGTTCATGAAGGAGCAAAGAAGTGCCCTCAGTTAGCCCAGCACAAAAACGCTTGATGGATGCAGCGGCTCACAATCCTGCATTTGCCAAAAAAGTCGGTGTACCTACCAAGGTTGCCAAAGAGTTTAGTCAGGCCGACAAAGGCCGTAAATTTGCAAAAGGTGGCGATATGAAACACGAAGACGTGAAGATGGACAAGAAGATGATGCAGAAGGCCGTGAACAAACACGAAGGCCATTTGCACAAGGGTCAGCCTATGACCAAGCTGGCCAAAGGCGGTGCTGTGTACCGTAAAGCCGCTGACGGTTGCGCCATAAAAGGCAAAACCAAAGGCACCCAAATTGCAATGCAGAAAGGTGGGATGTGCTGATGAAAAAACGTAAATTTGCTGATGGTGGCATGTTCCGTGAAGGCATGCCTGTACCTCAAGACATTGACGGTGGTTCGGTTTCGCCTAAGCCACCAATGAAGCGCCCCATGCCCAAGCCCGGCATGGCAAAACCACCCATGAAACGTACTGCCCCAAAGGGTGCAGGTATGTTCCGTGAAGGCATGCCTGTGCCTCAAGACATTGACGGCGCATCTGCTAAGCCATACAAAAAGGGTGGCTCTGTAGGTTCCGCTTCCAAGCGTGCTGACGGCATTGCCATGAAGGGCAAGACCAAGGGCACCCAGATTAAGATGGCTGGTGGCGGGAAGTGCTGATATGAGAGCCAGTCGCGGTATGGGCGCTATCAACCCAGACAAAATGCCTAAAGCCAAGGTGAAGAAGCGCCGTGACAACACGGACTTCACCGAGAATGGGCGGGTGCGCCAGCGCCGCGACAACACCGACTTTCTTGAGTATGCCGCTGGAGGCTCTGTCAATGCTGCGGGTAACTACACGAAGCCCAGTCTGCGCAAGCGAATTGTGTCTCAGGTGAAAGCCGCAGCAACTCAAGGTACCGGCGCTGGCCAGTGGTCAGCCCGTAAAGCTCAGCTCGTGGCCAAAAAGTACAAAGCCGCTGGTGGTGGGTACAGGGACTGAAATGAAGGCTCCCCAGCAATCCCTCAAAGACTGGGGCGACCAGAAGTGGCGCACCAAGAGCGGGAAGCCGTCTTCAAAAACAGGTGAGCGGTATCTGCCGGAGAAGGCGATAAAATCGCTTAGCCCCGCAGAGTATGCAGCCACCACAAAAGCCAAGCGTGCTGGTAAGGCGGCGGGTAAACAGTTTGTGGCCCAGCCTAAAACCATCGCCAAAAAGACAGCGAGCTTCAGATGACAACTTCAGGCACTTCCATCTTTAACCTTGAATTCACTGAGATCGCAGAGGAAGCGTGGGAGCGTGCGGGCCGTGAGATGCGTTCGGGCTACGACCTGCGTACCGCTCGTCGTTCGATGAACTTGATGACCATTGAGTGGCAGAACCGCGGCATCAACATGTGGACGATTGACGAGGGGATTGTGAACCTTGTCAAAGGTCAAGCTGAGTACGACCTACCCGCTGACACCATTGACCTGATGGACCATGTAGTCCGCACCGGTGCGGGTAATGTATCGACTCAGGCTGACCTGTCTATCACCCGGATTAGCGTATCTACATACGCTACCATCCCAAACAAGTTACAGCAAGCCCGCCCAATTCAAGTGTGGGTTCGCCGCTTGCGTGATAGCCCGAAGATTGTTGTGTGGCCAGTCCCTGATCAAGGTACTGAGAGCAACCCATACTATGTCTTCAAGTATTGGCGCATGCGCCGTATTGAAGATGCTGGAGCGGGTGTTCAAACCGCCGACGTTAACTTCCGGTTTTTGCCCGCGTTGACCGCCGGGTTGGCGTACCACATCTCCATGAAGGTGCCTGAGTTGGAAAACCGCATCCCAATGTTGAAAGCTGCGTACGACGAGCAATTTGACTTGGCCGCAGGGGAAGATAGAGAAAAGGCAGCGATCCGGTTTGTACCGCGTCGCTCCTACATTGGGGGTGGCTGATGGGTAACCGTTTTGCCTCTGGCAAGATTGCGATTGCAATCTGTGACCGCTGCGGGTTTCGATTCCGTTTGCGCGAGTTGCGCACGCTGATCGTTAAAACCAAGCAGGTCAATATGCTGGTTTGCAAGCAGTGTTGGGAACCCGACCAACCCCAGTTGCAATCGGGTATGTATCCAGTGGATGACCCGCAAGCGTTGCGGAACCCGCGCAATGATAATACGTACTATCAGTCCGGTACGTTGGCTAATGGGTCGATCGGCGAAGGCAGTCGAAATATCCAGTGGGGGTGGAACCCAGTGGGGATGGCCCAAGGTTTTGATTCCGAACTCACACCAAATAACTTGGTGGCGATCGGACAAGTTGGTACAGTAACGGTTGTGATCACATAAGGAGTTCAAAATGGCATTTACAAAATCTGCGGATGGCATCGCTAAAAAAGGCAAGACCGAAGGTAAAAACCTCGGTAACAGTGGCCCTGCGGTGGGCATTCAAACTGGTGGCAAAGGTAAAGCCAAAGGCGTTACTGGCGAAGCCATGCGTGCAGTTGGGCGTAACATGGCCCGCGTAAACAACCAGAAGCGAGGCTAATCATGGCAAAATTTAGTCATAAGATGATGGGTAAAGAAGTTGGCGCTGCCAGCGTCTACGCTAAGCCACACACCATGTCTGGCAAAGCTGTCAAGATGTCAAGCAACCCCGGCAGTGGCCCAGACCACAGCAAGGCTGACACCGTGAATATGTCTGCGGGAAACATTTACAAACGCGACGATGCTGGCCCGAAGACCAGCGGTATCGTTGTGCGTGGTGGTAAAGCTCAGACCAAAGGCAAGATGGCCCGTGGCCCCATGGCCTAAGAGGTAACGCATGAACTACGCTGAGTTGTGCATTAACATCCAAGACGTGTGTGAAAACACTTTCACACCGGACCAGCTTGCCATGTTTACAAGGCAAGCTGAGCAAAAGATTTACAACACAGTTCAGCTTGCTAACTTGCGCAAGAACGTGACGGGTAGCCTGACGCTCAATAACAAGTATCTGAGTGCCCCCACGGACTTCCTGTCAGTGTATTCATTGGCAGTAGTGGAGCCGAACGGTGATTACCACTACCTCTTAAACAAAGATGTCAACTTCATTCGAGAAGCGTACCCCACTGCTTCTGATGTGGGGCGTCCAAAGCACTACGCCATTTTTGGCCCGCGTTCCGACTATGAGAACGAGTTGACGTTCATTGTTGGTCCCACCCCGAACATCTCATACGTTGCAGAGTTGCACTACTACTATTACCCAGAATCCATTGTGGTTACGGGCGAGACGTGGCTGGGTGACAACTTTGACTCCGCACTGCTGAACGGTTCCTTGGTTGAAGCGATTCGCTTCATGAAGGGGGAACAAGACTTGGTTCAGTTGTATCAGTCCATGTATGGAGATGCACTGCTTCTCTTGAAGAACTTGGGTGACGGTAAACAACGTCAGGACGCCTACCGCGACGGACAACTCAGACTACCGGTGCGATAAATGACGATCCAACAGACCCAAACCAACTCATTCAAGCAAGAGGTCTTGGAGGCGGTCCACAATTTTTTGGTGGATACGTTCAAGATTGCGCTGTATACGTCCACTGCAAACATCGGCCCGGACACTACTGTGTACAACACGGATAGCGAGGTTGTTGGTACGGGGTATACCGCGGGGGGCGTTGTGCTTACCGGGGTTACGGTGGCCCGACAGGGGGGCACTGCGTATGTCGATTTTGCCGACGCTACGTGGAACCCAGCAAGCTTTACGGCGCGTGGTGCGCTCATATACAATGCGAGCAAGGGCAATAAGGCCGTCGCCGTGTTGGACTTTGGGGCGGATAAAACCGCATCAAATACCTTTGTTGTGCAGATGCCGAGCAATACCGCAAGCACTGCGCTGATTCGTTTTTCTTAAGGAGCTTCAAATGCTTAACGACATCTCGAAAGCCGCAGAAACCGTGCATTGCGCCGTTTCATCTGGTATGGGCGCAACGGACAAAGTGCAGGGCGGTGGCGTGTTCACTATCCAGTGCCACGACGCAAGCGGTAACTTGAAGTGGGAAACCGCCACCCCTAACTTGGTGGTTAACGTCGGCTTGCAGGACATGAACGCCAAATATTTTACCGGCTCGGGCTACACCGCTGCTTGGTATTTGGGCGTATATGGCGCTGCCGCATCCAACAACCCCGCCGCTGGCGACACCATGTCCTCGCACGCAGGCTGGACTGAAGTTACCGCGTACAGCGAGTCTACTCGCCCCGCGTGCACCTTTGGTACGCCCACGACCGCCGATCCTTCGGTGGCCTCGAACTCTGCATCTCCCGCTGTGTTATCGATCAACGGCACGACCACCATCGGCGGCGCGTTTCTGACTACAAGCAACACAAAGAGCGGCACCACTGGTATCCTGTTCTCCGCTGGCGATTTTGCATCCCCCGGCGATCGCGCAGTGGTGTCCGGTGATACGCTGACCCTGACCTACACCTTCAGCCTCGACGCTGCCTAAGGAGAGAACCATGGCATTGGCTTTCCAAAAAGGACAGACCGTCTCCCTTAAAGTCACGACCCCTAGCGGGCCCGTCGTTGGCTTTAAAGTTGATGGCGCAGGCAACGTGTCGTATCTCGTTGAATGGACAAACGCGGAAGGTCAGACCGACCAGCGTTGGTTTGCTGAAGACGAACTGCAAGCTGCGTAAGTAGCAGGCCATGTTCGGAGATGTAGCGTTTGCACAAGTACCGTTCGCGTCCCTCGGGGCGGGGAACGTGTATTTCGCTGCTGTCTCCGAAACGACCGTTGCGCAAGATGCGCAAGCGGCGATCTTTGGGCTTGCTTCCCTGACCAATGAGTCGTCCACGACAAATGCGGTCGTATTGACTTTGGTTGCGGGTAACGTATTTGTTACCGAGCAGAGCACGGCGGCGGACAGCAACAACGCTGCGATTCAAATTTTCCCCCTATTGCAAGACACAGCATACGCTGCGGATTCTTCTGTCGGGTACTTGCTATTGCCAGCGGCGTTTTTGGATGCGGCGGTTGCTACGGATAGTGTAACTGCACTGCCTGTGATTGCGTCGTTTACGGCAGAACAAGCTAACGCAAGTGAATCGGTTTTGGTGGCGGCTGCGCGTACATCGCTGGCCGCAGAAATAGGGACTGCGCAAGATTCCATCTCAACCCAGACTGCAATCCTGTCGCAGGCGCAAGAACTTGCCACCGCTGCGGACGCCCAAGCTACAAATACAGCACTGCAGGTCGCTAGAGCTGAAGCAAGCGCGGCGGTCGATACGCCTCGGGCAAACTCCGGGGTGGTGGTAGCGCGTTCCGAGAGCGCCACCGCTGCCAATGCACAGGCAGCGCGGCCCATTCTCCCTACTTCGGTTGCGGATACAGCGACCGCTCAAGACACGCAGTCCGTCGCGCAGAATTTCCGGGTATCCCGCGCTGACGCGGCCACTCCATCCGACGCAGTAAGCGCTGTGTCCGTTCTTCGCGTCCTTGCGGCGGAGATTGCACGAGCACTGGACACGCAGGCTACACAAACCGCAGTTTTTGCCGCTGTTGGAGAAATTGGGCAGGCCGACACGGTAATCGTAGGGGGGATTCGATACGCTGTGCGTCGGAATGAAGGCGCTACAATTTTTGACCGACCCGAGGTGCGAAGACTTTGGGAACCAATACCTGATGCGCAAGACCCTAACTGGGTTATTATCCCCACCACACCGATTTAAGAGGTTGACATGGCACTTATAGTCGAAGACCGCGTAAAAGAAACATCCACCAGTACGGGTACAGGCACAATCACCCTTGCTGGCGCAGTCGCGGGGTTTCAGAGCTTTAGCGCTGTCGGTAATGGCAACACGACGTACTACGCCATCGTTGCGCAAACTCCCGGTGAGTGGGAAGTGGGGATCGGTACATATACCGCGTCAGGAACTACGCTATCCCGTACCACAGTGCTATCGTCCAGCAACTCCGGTAGTTTGGTCAACTTCAGCGCTGGCGTAAAAGACGTATTTGTAACTTACCCCGCAGCCAAGTCGGTCAACCTTGACGCCAGCGGCAATGTGTCCGCTCTTGGCACTGTGGCTTCGGGCACATGGCAGGGCTCCACAGTTGGCGTGGCGTATGGTGGCACGGGCCAAACCAGCTACACCGACGGGCAAATCCTGATTGGTAACACCACGGGCAATACGTTGGCAAAAGCCACTTTAACTGCTGGTACAAACATCTCCATCACAAACGGCGCTGGGGCTATTACCATTTCCGCCAGCGGGGGTTCACCGGGCGGCGCTACTACTCAAGTCCAGTACAACAATGGTGGCGCCTTTGCCGGCAGTTCTGCGTTTACGTTTGACGGTGCCAGCATCGCGGTCAACGGCGTCACGATCGGTCGCGGCGGCGGTGCGTTAAACAGCAATACAGCTATCGGTAGTGGCGCAATGGCTGCGACTGCGTCAGGCCCATCTAACGTCGCGGTTGGTGTTGGGGCCATGGGGGCACTCACCTCTGGCGACTCCAACGTAGCTGTGGGGCATTCGGCGCTGACCTCAAATACCTCAGGATACTCCAACACGGCTGTCGGATATCTGTCCCTCGGTGGGGTCACCACTGGTATCAACAACACTGCAGTCGGTAAAGAGGCGCTCAGAACGCACGACGGGAGCAACAACACAGGCGTAGGGTCCATTGCGCTAAAAGCCAATACTTCCGGGCTGTCGAACACCGCTGTTGGAGTGAGCGCGTTGACCTCAAACACTACCGCCAACTTTAATTCGGCTTTTGGGGTTGACGCGCTGCGGTCTGCGACTACGGGGGGCAACAACACAGCGGTTGGATACCAAGCGGGGTACAGCGTCGTTACCGCAACAAGGAACACCAGCGTAGGGCACCAAGCGCTGTACTCCAACACCGTTGGAAGTAACACTGCTGTTGGGGCGCAAGCGCTATTCACATCTACTACTGGCACGGACAACACCGCGGTGGGGGTGGATGCATTGCGGAATTCCACTACAGGCTCCCGAAATTGCGCCGTCGGCCTCAACGCACTGGTTGCCAATACCACGGGCAGCGACAACGTTGCTATCGGGCGACACGCGCTGACTGTGGCGCAGACGGCCAGCCAAAACATTGCTATTGGCACGTCCGCGTTGCGCATCAGCACGTCGTTTGCTGAAAGGAACGTTGCTATCGGGTACGAAGCCTGCAGTGCACTGACGCTCGGCACGGATAACGTTGTTGTTGGCCAGTGGGCTTTGAGCAACTCAGGCACTGCGACCGCCAACGTTGCAATTGGCCGCAACGCCTTAGCCGGAGTGGGGGATAAATCCTCGAATACTGCGGTTGGGTATTTTGCCGGTAACTCGTGCAGCACAGGCACCAACAACGTTATGGTTGGGAATGAGGCCATGCGTAGCATTACTACGGCGGGTTCTAATATGGCCGCCGGTGAATATGCGATGACGTCTGTGACCACCGGCAACCGTAACACGGGGATTGGGAGCAATGCGTTGTACAACCTTACTACCGGGGCGAATAATCTCGCGCTAGGCGGTGGTGCAATGTCCAGCGCGGGAACGGGGTCAGGCAATATTCAGCTTGGTGGGTACACCGCAGCCAATACACTCGCTCCTGTGTTTACCGTGAACACTGAGAACAACCGCATTGTCATGGGCTCCACGGCTGTGACTAACGCGTACATCCAAGTTGCATGGACGGTAGTATCTGATGCTCGGGACAAGACAGACTTTGCCCCCGTGCCGCATGGGTTGGATTTTGTCAGCAAGCTGCAACCCACGGCTTATCGCTACAAGATGAACCGAAGCGACACAGAAGGTCATGGACCAGTTCGTTATGGTTTCAAAGCGCAGCAAGTCCTTGAGCTGGAGGGTGATACCCCGGTCATTGTGGATGCCGAAAATCTCGACAAACTCCGCTTCAATGACCAATCCCTGATTGCAGTGCTGGTCAACGCCATCAAAGAATTGAACGCAAAGTTCGATGCTTATGTCTCAACTCACCCATAAGGAAAATTATGATTGAAAACACCCCAGAACAAATCGCCAAGCACTACTCAGCAGCTATGGATTCAGTGAACCTGATTAATGCAGGCAAACGTGCAGGCATGTCAGAGGCAGATTGGGCTGACACGGTAAGTCGAAACAAAGCGCACTTGAAAATCATGCTTGCCAAGGACTTCTGGACTACAGAAGATTTAAAACCCATTGAAGAAGCCGTAAAATGACATCTAAACCGGAGTAACCCATGTCGAACACAACGCTATTAGGTTTCGTCCTTCCCGTTTCTGGGTCTTTGGACGGTACGTGGGGTACAACTGTCAACACGCAGCTCACCGAACTTCTGGACAATGCGATTGCAGGCACCACCGAGATAACGGTAGACGCAGACATCACGCTATCAGACAGCCCCTTGGTGCAGAACGAAGCGCGGCAGGCAATTATTTTGTGGACTGCCACGGGCACAGCCACCCGCACAATTACGGCACCCTCACAAAGCAAAACCTACGTTGTTGTCAACAAGACCGGAGGCACACAGTCAATTGTGTTCAAGGCTTCCGGCACTACGGGTGTAACCATCCCTGCCAATCGCGCATGCTTGGTGGTTTGGAACGGCGTTGATTTTGTTGGCGGTGCAACTTATTCACCGGCCCTTACGCTTGGGACTGCATTGCCTGTGTCCAGTGGCGGTACCGGCGCGGTTACGCTCAGCGGGCTTGTGAAGGCAAATGGTACTTCGGCTATGACTACCGTTACCGCTCCAGCGGGTGAAGTAGTTGGTACGACCGATATTCAGACCATGACCAACAAACGGATCAATCTGCGTATCAACAGCATCACGTCGAGCGCCAATATCACGCCGACCAGCGATACGGTTGACCAATACAACATCACGGCGTTGGCGGAACCCGCCACGTTCCAAGACCCCACTGGCACGCCCACTGACGGGCAGCGGTTGACTATTCGCATCCGCGACGCAGGTGTGGCCCAGCCTATTACTTGGGCAGCAGGTGCAGGTGGTTACCGCGGCTTTGGCTCTGGCCTTCCAACGACCACTGTGGCGGGCAAAACAACCTACGTGCAGTTCATATACAACGACCAAGCCGCATGGTGGGATGGGGTAACTGTTTCTACGGAGGTGTGAACATGAACGAGCAACTTCACCAGATCGAACTGATCAAGGCGCAGGCCAAGGTCGAGTTGGGAAAGATGGAGGCTAACTCTCCAGCCAAAGACGTAGCAGGCCGAGCAATCGGTAAGCACGGATTGTTCTACATCACCCTGATCGTTGTCATTGGTGTTGGTGCCTCTTTATTTTTGGATGAGAGCAAGATCGCCGCTGTCATGGGGCTGCTTGGCTCCGCGCTTGTTGCATTGATCTCCATGCTCAACGGTATTGCCGGGGCTAACCCCAAACAGGAAAAGCCTGAGTTTGAAGTGATGAAGCAACTCATCGACAAGCTGGACAAGTTGGACCGTAAGGAGCAGCCAATGAAGGTCACCGTCGAAGGTGAAAAGGTCACTGTCTCCAAGGGCGAGGACACCATTACAGCATCGAAAGGGGCGTAATATGCCTATTCCAGCACTACTTGCACCTCTTCTATCCCAAGGGCTCAGCCTCATCGGTAACGCGGTGATGGCCAAGGGTAAAGATTGGGTTGAAGACAAAACTGGCGTCAAACTTGACGGCCCCCTGTCCGATGCTGACGCGACCAAACTGCGTCAATACGAGATGGATCACGAGGAAGAACTCCTGCGCTTGCGCATTGAGGAGAAGCGCCTCGGTATCGACGAGTTGACCGCAATGCTGCGGGCTGCTGCCAACGAAGACAACAACGTCTCTGACCGCTGGAAATCGGACATGAGCTCGGACTCCACACTGTCCAAGAACATCCGCCCCATGACTTTGATTTACATCTTGACAGCGTATTTGCTGTTTGCTGCTTTGAGCGCCGCAGGCATTCAAGTGCAGGAGTCATACGTGGCGTTGCTTGGCCAATGGGGTATGCTTGTGATGACTGCCTACTTTGGCGGTCGCACGGTTGAAAAGGTCATGGAAATGCGCAAAGGGAGCAAGGAATGAGCCTCGTCACATCACAAGCCGCTTTCCTCCTCGACATGTGTAAACTGGTGCAGTTTGCTACTGAGCAAGGGTTCACACTCACCGCTGGTGAACTGTATCGCACTCCCGAGCAGCAAGAGATTTACATGAAGACTGGCCGCAGCCAGACCATGGACTCACTGCACTTGAAGCGCCTTGCGGTTGACTTCAACATTTTTAAAGACGGCAAACTCGTGGGTAGCAAGGCTGTCCTCGCACCGCTGGGCGCATACTGGGAGTCACTGCACCCCTTGAACTCTTGGGGCGGCAATGGTAAAAAGCTGGTGGACTGCCCACACTTTAGCCGTGGCGCAACAAAGCCTGAATGGGTGCGAGTAACCTGATATGCCACTAAAAAAGCTCCAGATACGCCCCGGCGTTAACCGTGAAAACACCCGGTATACAACCGAAGGTGGTTGGTATGAGTCCGACAAAATCCGGTTTCGTCAGGGCGCACCGGAGAAGATAGGTGGCTGGGAGCGTATTTCCGAAAACACGTACCTTGGGGTCTGCCACTCTCTTGGCCAGTGGAGTGCGCTGGATGGGGTGATTTATACCGGTGTGGGTACAAACCTCAAGTTCTATGTTGAGAGCGGCGGGGCGTATTACGACATTACCCCAATTGAAGAGACAAACACACTGACCAATCCGTTTGACACAACAAGCGGGTCCAGTATTGTCACCGTAACAGACACGGGCGCGACTGACATCCTACCTAACAACTTCGTCACATTTAGTGGTGCAAGTGCAGTGGGGGGGCTTACGATCAACGGGGAATACCAGATCATATCGGTGGACACGGCGCTCACTACATACACGATTGATGCAGGGACTGCGGCGTCGTCTACTGCAACTGGTGGGGGTACTGTATCCGCTGCGTATCAGATTAACACCGGCACCGCCATTTCGGTCCCCATTACTGGCTGGGGCGCGTCTACTTGGGGTTCTGGTACTTGGGGCATTGGGCAGCCAACAGCGAGCTCGTTGCGTCTGTGGAGTCAGTCAAACTTTGGACAAAACCTTGTTTTTGGCCCTCGTGGGGGTGGCATTTATTACTGGGATGCGGCCTTAGGCACAGGCGCTCGCGCCATTAAGTTGCAGGATTTGATTGGTGCTATATCGGTACCCACACGGCAAAACTACCTGATCGTCTCTGATGTGAGTCGGTTTGTGTTCGCGCTCGGGTGCGAAGAGGGGGGTACGTTCGATGCCATGCTTGTGCGGTGGTCTGACCAAGAAGACGCCGCAGTCTGGGCACCTGAACCTACCAATCAGGCCGGTTCTTTGCGGCTATCACGTGGATCGGAAATCGTCTCCACCATCCAGTCCCGCCAAGAAATCTTGGTCTGGACCGACACTGCTGTGTATTCGTTGCAATACGTGGGTGCACCCATTGTGTGGTCTGCTCAGTTGGTGGGCGAGAACATTTCTATTGCCAGCCCTAACGCGGTTGCCTACGCCAACGGTGTTGCATACTGGATGGGGCTCGACAAATTCTACAAATACGATGGACGGTCTCAGACCCTCCGTTGCGACTTGCGCCAGTTTATTTTCAATGACCTTAACGCCGAACAGTACAGCCAGATTTTTGCGGGCACCAACGAGGCTTTCAACGAAATTTGGTGGTTCTATTGCTCGGATGGCAGCGTCAACATTGACAAGTACGTGGTCTACAACTACGCGGAAGATGTCTGGTACTACGGCACCATGGGGCGTACTGCATGGCTTGACACGGGCATTTCAAACAACCCGATCGCCGCTACGTACAGCAACAACTTAGTGCGCCATGAGGTTGGTGCGGATAACGCCGAAAACAACGCAATTCTGCCAATTGAGTCGTACGTAACGTCGTCGGAATTTGACTTGGAAGACGGCCATCAGTTTATGTACGTTTGGCGCGTGTTGCCGGACGTTACTTTCTCGGGGTCAACGTCACCAAACCCGTCGATCGTGATGGAGCTTTTGCCGATGCGTAACGCTGGTTCCGGGTACACCGACCCAGCATCTACAGGTGGTATCAATAGTTTTGGCATCACCCGGTCGGCCACGGTGCCGATCGAGCGGTTTACTGGGCAGGCGTTCGTCAAAGTTCGTGGTCGCCAGATGACTATGAAGGTGAGCTCCACCGGGCGGGGTGTTGCGTGGCAACTTGGGTCACCGCGACTGGATATGCGCCCAGACGGGAGGCGTTGATGAGTTCAACCGTCCTACAAAAAGTCGCCCCACCTGCGTTGCCGCAGGCGACAGATCAGTACAACCGCCCGTATCAGGACCAGTTGAACAACGTCCAGCGTTTGTTTTACAACCGCCTTACACAGTCATACAACAACCTGATCAGCCCCTCGCAAAGCGCTACCCAGCCGCCCGGCGGGGCCAATTTGTATTTCCCGTTTGCGGACATAATTCGCAACGGCGATTTGACGTTTACGGCCAATACTGCAACCGCTGTTGTACTCAATACACTCGTAGCCGCGAGCGGGTGCACGATTGACGGCTCGGGTGGCATAACAGTGCAGCATACCGGCTTCTACAATTACAGCGCCAACCTTCAGTTTTCCAACACCGATACAGCCCCCCACAACGCATGGCTCTGGCTTAGAAGGAACGGCTCCGACGTAGCAAACTCGGGCAGCAAATTTGACGTTCCAGCAGCGTACTCTGGGAGTGATGGTTACTTGACCCTATCGCAAACTACGATCGTCGAACTGGCTGCTGGAGACCTTGTAGAGCTGTATGCCGCAGTGGCGGACTCTTCAGTTTATTTGGAAGCGTATACCGCGCAGACCACTCCGTTTGCCATGCCCGCAATATCTGCGATTGGGGTTACGTTGACGTTCGTAAGCGCCGTGTAACAACACACCGCTTATCGTTGATTCATGCTGCGCAGTGGGGGATACTATGTACCCCTTCAATACGAGGTGCACTCATGAACGAGATTGAACTTTTCAACCGCCTTGCGCGATTGGCTCGCCCGGCACATGCCGCATATACGCCACTGGAAACACTCGAAACCCCATGGCCCGAAACGGGGCTTGATAGCATGGACTCCTTGATGATGTCCATCTTCTATTCCGACATCTACGGGGTGCCAGAATCGGTGGTCAAGGAGTTTACCCCTCAGACGCCCGCAGAAATGATTGCGCTGATGAAACAACACCAGACCAAAGAGCCAACGTCGATCGACGAGGCGATGAAAGAAGTCCAATGGTAAAGCTCGTTGACTTCCGCACAGCGTACTCTCAGGCCGCAGAACTACTTGATGATGTTCCGTTCCCTCAGAAAGTGCACTGGTTCCCCGACACGTATGCTCGGGCCAAGACTGGGTTGTTTTACCCACCACATCGACTTGCTGACAAGGTGCTTGACCCGGCTCTCATACAGCGATTACGGGAAAACCCTAGTAAGAAGACCGCGTTTATTCTTGCAGCGGGCAACGCACATTTTGCGGGCATCCCGGCTACGCCACGAGAGTCGCGCTTGACGTATCAATACAAGATGCTTCCACTGACGCTCACGCAGGTTTATGCTGGGCGTATCGCACAATCCTGCGGAGCCACCGATCATGTGGTCACTGATTCATCAGCTTGCGCCAGCAGCCTCAAGGTCATGATGGACGTGCAAACTCTGATCAGGCACTACGGGTTTACCCGAGTGATAGTGCTGTCCGTTGAAGACGCGGTAAGCAACCTTGTGTTGGAATTTTTTGGGGAGGCCAAGGCGTCTCTGACGGCTAAGCGTGAGGTCGAGGAACGAATTGCCCCTTCGGCGTTTGACACCAAGAACGGCAGTTTCTTTGTCGGGCAGGGCGCGGTGTTTGCCGTGTTCGAGTCCGATGAAACTGACTCTCCCGCAAAGGCTCACCTCAAAGGGGCGTATACGGCCAGCGAGCCTTGCACCAACGCACTGGGGCAGCTTAACTCTGGGCTCGGGTTTATCCGAGCTGCTGAGGGGGCCATTGAGCTGGCCAATGTTCGCCCCTCCGAGGTGCGCGTGGTCAAGACTCATGGTACCGGAACCCTGTCGAACAACGTGGCAGAACGCGCTGCCCTACAACACATACTGCCGGATGGCTTTATTGCCACTTCCTATAAACCTGTCATAGGACATACAATGGGGGCCAGCGGGCTGTTGGAGAGCTGTCTTCTGGCGGACGCAATGCACGCAGGGGTTGTCCCTGCTATCCCCAACCGGACGGAGGACGACGCAGTGTTTCTTTCTGAACCGCAACCGACACCCAACGGCGTTATGCTGGCCCTCGCCGCTGGAATGGGGAACGTGTATTCCGCTGCCATCTGGAGTTTGCCATGAGACCCGACCCAATTGACAGCATGCAGGAGCTCTTGGCTCCTCCGCAGATTATGATTCAGTTCGCACACCAATATGCGGACGAATACCCCGTACCCGCTGTGCTTGCTGCGCTCGCGGAAGAGTTGAACATGGACGACGCCGAGTCGATTCAGTTTGGCAACACCGTCTACATCACGCACCACAGCGACGAGGAAGAAGGTACCGTATTCATGCGGGCCATGAATGTGGATACCGCGGCTAACTTTGTGGACAACACCGAAAACTACGTTGTGTATGCCTACGGCAAAGGTATCAAGACAATCGTCACCATGTATGACGACCCCACAATTTCTTCCGTTATCAAGGCGGTCAAACGTCGAGTAGATAAGAACAACCCCACACTTGACGCAAAACTTACGTTCGCGCAGGATGAAGGTCAGACGGTTGCAACCATCGAACTCATGAAGGAGCGTAAAAAGTGAGCGCGGTCGTCAGAGCAGTAAAACAAGTCTTTAAGGCGGTTGAAAAAGTCGTAAAGAAAGTTGTCACGGCGGTTGTAAACGTCGTCAAGGCGGCGGTCAAAGACCCGATCACAACGATTGCCAAAATAGCTGCGTACGCCACGGGTAACGCATGGGCTATTCCGCTTATCGACGGAGCCAGCACGTTGGCCAAAGGTGGAAGTATTGGCGATGCGATAAAGTCCGCGGCCATTTCGTACGGCACCCAAGCGATTGCAGTTAAGGTAGGTACTCCAGTCGGTAAGGCCGCAGGAAGTTTTGCCGCTTCCCAAGGGGCTTCTGTGGCTACGCAGCAGCTTGTCACCAACATTGTTACTCGCGGGGTAGGTAATGCCGCCGTGGCGGTAATTACCAAACAAGACCCGGTGAAGGCATTTGTTGCTGGTGGGGTATCTGCGGCAGCAGGCGCAGTTTTGGGACAAATTCCCGGATTCGATAAACAGCCCGCGTGGGTTCAAAACACAGTGGCATCTACTGTGGGTGCGGTGGTAGCGGGACAGCAAAAGTTCGACGAGGCCGCAGCCAGTATTCTTGTGGCCACCAGCGGCATTGTGACCGAAGCTATTAAGCTCTATGACCCGGATGGTACTAAGCTGACTGCCGGGCAACGGGCTGTTGCTACGGATGCAATCTTTAAGACAACAAGTGCTGCACTGGCAGGCCGTTCTGCTACGGATGCGTTGACCAAAAGCCTTACGAATGCAGCTACCGCTGCGCTTGGTGCATACGCCAAAGACACCATAAAATCTGCCACAGAGGGTATGGCCGACTCCTACGCTCGGATCACCGGGAACGGTGCGCGGTTGGATACTATTGCCGCCCAGTCAAAATCCGCTACTGAAAGATTCAATCAGTACAACAGCGTACTGTCGTCAAATATAAGCGAGCAAAACCGCCTATACCAAGTGCAGGCCGACGCTCGCGCTGCGTATGATGCCAACCCTACAGACGCCAATTACAACGCAGCGCAGTCTGCGGTTGCAACGTACAACAACTACGCTACGTGGGTTAACTCGGAATATAACCGGCTGTATAAACCCACGCTGGATGCACTGTCCAACGAAGTCGCTGGGTACCAAGCCGAGTACGATAGGATTACCGGGGTCAACTCGTCTGAGCAAGCCCTCCTCAAAAACCAGATTGACAACCTGACCAAAGCGCTTGACCCTGTTTACGCTAACAGCAACCGCGCGTTTGCAGAGTCGCTTGCGCCGGGGTTTGACGCCGCTGCGTATAAAGCACTCAATCCTAATGTACCTAAGGACACTGACCCGTACCTGCACTACATCACGACCGGGCAGTTTGATGGGCTCAAGACTACGCAGGCTCAGCTCAAAGAATCCACAGAGATTGTCAACGCTATCCTTAGCAACCCCGAGGCGGACGAACGCGCACTTCTGGAATACGTAAACAAGGGGTATGTCACGCAGGATTTTGTTGCCTCGCTGGCAAAGAAAAACTACAACGATCTGGTAAACGAACTTGACAAGCGGGTTACGACCGAAGACGAGGCCAAAGACTTCTTCAAGAAAATATACGGGCGCGAAGCCGTGTCTGAGTCCGATCTTGGAATCGTGCAGGACTACACCAACTTGGCAGAAACCTCAGCACAACGTAGCTTCTATGCTGCAAAGCAGATTGAAGAAGACAACGCAATGTTTGTGTACAAGGGCTCGGATGAGGGGAGCCAAGCTGAAGCAGCAAACGCTGCTCAGAAAGAGGGATACAACACATTTAGCTATAAGGGCAGCACATACACCATCCTCCCAGCGGAAGAACGCGATCAGCGTGTTGAGCTTGGCAAACAGATTTTGGCCAGCCAAGGCAAAAACCTTGTCAACGCTACTGAGCAAGACATCGACCGCGCCATGGAGTTGGCCAACCGTGTCCCACAGGAAAAACTCAAAGGTGCATCTGTACAGGACGTGCTCGCTGGTAATTACTCTGGATGGCGTGAAGGTAAATACTACGAGTACGCCGGGGATAAGCTGCAAGCGGTTTACGCCATCGACCCAAGCACGGGGAAATACTCGTTGGAGCGGGTAGAGATTGGTGGCGGGGGTATACCGGATGTTGTGATTACTGCACCTCGGGAGTTGCGCGAGCTTGCCACTGCCGACCCCGCAGGCTACCTTGAGCTTGCCAATAAGCTGGACGATAGCGCCAAGAAAAGCCTTGGTAACTTCTTCGACACTTCAATCAATGCTGCTATGGTGGCTGCGCAGACCTCGGGTGATCGGGCGCTGGTCGAAAATATCCGCCAGACGTATTCTGTTATCACGCAAGGTGTTGGGCAGCAGACTGAGAACCTCGCCAAGTTTTTTGCTTCCGTAACGGGTGGCAGCTATGACACAAGCCTTATTCGCGCAGGCAAGGCTCTGCAAACATGGGGCGCTGCAAACCAGTCGGCCAGCACTGTTGCACAAGAAAAAAATATTCAAGACGCGGTGAAAAATGCGGATGGGGCGTTCAACAAAATTGGGGCGTTTATAGGCGCGGTCAAAGACAACCCCGGCGGGTTTGCAACTATGGTAGCCAAGGAAGGCGTACAAGAAGTGCTCCCGCTTTGGGCTGCGCGTGGAGTGATGGCGTTTGGCAAGATTGCCGCATACAGTGCAAACGCTGCCGTGGAAGGTATGGAGTCTTGGGGTTCCAGTTCTGGGGATGTGTACGATGCCGCGATTAAGTCTGGTAAGAATGAAGTTGAGGCCCGTGACATGGCGCTCAAGGCGGGGTTCCAATCTGCTGTGATTACGGCGGTTACCGTCGGTGTGACTGATGTCCCTATGGTCAAGAAAATACTTGGCGATGGCGTAGTAGCTTCTTATAGAGACATTGGTAAAGCTACTGCTGCCAGCACCATGGGTGAGTACGTTGAGGAGTTGTTTCAGAATGCCAACAACCAACGTATTGTGACGGGTACCGTCAACTGGGACTACGCAACCACAGCGGCAACTATTGCTGCGGGTACCGCCGCGGGCACTACGGGTTCTATCATGACGGGCCTGAACATCCGCGAAACTGCGTTCGTGGCTAAAGATGTCAACGGCAATAACGTCACTTTGTCGGATTTCTTGGCGGGCACTAAGCAAGTGGATATGAAGACCGTCAGGATGGATTCCGTGGTCGGCACCTCTGCCGATGGGGATAACATTACACTGGGCGGGGTAGCCGCCATGCAAATGTCCTCTGGGGTAAGCTACGACACGTTCAAAACCAGCATGCCCTCGGTTATTGCCAACCAAGACTTTATTCTTGGCACCAACTCGCTGGGGGATCAAGTCACCCTGTCGCAGGCCATGGGGCAAGTGACCAGCAAGCAGGGATTCGACACCGTGTACAACAACTTGTTGAACACAACCGCCGAGCAGCGGGTCGAAGCGCAGACCGATTTCCTCAAGACTACGTTGGCTAACGTGGGGTACAAGCCCAACGATGCCGAAATCAAATCACTGGTGCAGGCCATCCCGCCGGGCAGTAATGCGCTGACCGTTGCTGCGCAGCAGTACGCCGACACCCATACGGTGACAGAAGCCGAAGCAACCAAGTCGCTGAAAGAAGCGTACACCGCTGCTGGGTTTAAGGACTACACACCGACCAAAGAGCAGATTACTTCGTTCATAAAGTCTGGGGTTGACATCGACCAAACGGCGGTCATTGGCCAAATCAAGACGTACGTCAACGAAAACTCTGTCACCCCCGAGGAAGCCAGAAAGATGCTGGTGGATCGTGGGTATAGCCCCACTGATGCGGAAGTCAACCAGTTCGTAGCCACTGTCAACCAGCAGGTGCAATTGGATGCGGTTGCCAAGTATGTTGACCCACGACAGGTAACGTACGACGAAGCCAAGGCCATGATCACAAAGCTGGGGTACACCCCAGACGATGCCGAGGTCAAGCAGTTCATGGGGCAGAAGAACGATGCCGCGTACCAAGCTGCCCAAGAGACTTCCGTCAATGCGTACGTTGACCCCCGCTATGTGGACGAGCAGGAGGTACGGGACGCCCTTACTGCTGCCGGATTTCCTGACGCTACTGATGCACAGGTCAAGCAATTAGCGGGGCAATACGAGGAAGCCAAACTCGCCGGGCTCACAAAGGAAAACTTACCCGGATTTATCTATCAGGCATTGAAGGCACAGATCGGTGAGTCGGAGGCAAATCTCAACACTAAGCTGGCGGACACTGATTTAGCTATCAAGGATGTCTCCAAAACTTTGGGACGGGGCACGCAGCAAGCTACAAAATCCGATCTGGACGCCATGATTCAGATGCTGGAGAAACAAGGTGCGTATGACCCACAGTACGACTACAACGGCGATAAGGTAATTGACCAGAACGACAAGGTTGCGATTGAGACCTACCTTAAGACACAAGAGCCCGACTACGTGCGGGGGGATGCTGACGCTCCGTTCACTTACAACCCCGCTGCGGGTTCAAAGTGGGCACCTACCGGCGTCTACAAAACCATAGAGGACGAAGCCGAAGCCACCCGGCAGGCCCAAGCTGCGGAGGCCGAAAAAACTCGTCAAGCGCAGGCAGCGCGGACGGATGCACTGGCCCAATCCAACGCAGCGCAAGCGCTCCGAACCCAACGCATGGGTAACCTGAACACCATGGTAAATATGTTGGGGCAGGCAGGCGACACTGGGGGCCAACAAGTCACAGTAAAAGCTGCTGACCCCGCCAAGATTGGGTACATTTACGACTGGAACAGCATTTTCGCCAACCCCCAGCAGGCCAATATGTTCGTATCTCCCTTTGCACAAGGTGGTGTGGTGAACGGCTCTGACGATGTGAACGACGAATTGCTCAAAATACTGAAAGGATGATCATGGCAGGCTACTACGACGAGATTACCGGAGAGTACATTACCGAGGCGGATGACACATATACCGGTGGGGGTGCGGGGCTTGGGCAACTAGACAACACTTCCGGCACCGACGATATGGCTGGGTGGTCGTATACAGGTGGGGTGTGGACTGACCCTAACGGTACGCCGTACGATATGCGGTACCTTGACAAAGAAAGCCAGCTTAGCGTTGGCAATGTGCTGTCAAAGCTCGGGAGCGCCGCCGCGGACAAACTTGTCAATGCGTTTAAGAAGCCGGATGGTTCAATCGACTGGAGGAACGTCGCTGCGGCTGCTGGTGGGGTGTACGGTATGTACCAGAGTCAGCAAAAACCTGAGAAGACAGGCTACCAAGGCGGCATCCCTACGTACGAAGCAGTGCGTGAGACAGTGGCCAACACCTATGACCCCACTCGCCGTCCGGGTAGTGCTGCCCAGAACTACTTCTCCAGCACCAAGTTTGTGGCACCTGAAGGTGCTGCTACTGCCCGCGCCGCCGCGAAGGAAGAAGCCAAAGGGTTGGAAGCTCTGAACAAATCCAATCCCGCACGTCAAGAACGCACCGTTCTTCAGGCAGGTGCAGAGAAGAAAGCCGCTGCAAAGTCTGAGGACAAACCTGCGTCCAAGGTAATCGACAAGCTACCGGTGCCGAAATACGCGGCTGGTGGTATTGCTGAGATGGCCAAGGGTCGATATTTAGGTGGTGCAACCGACGGTATGGCTGATAAAATTCCCGCACGGATTGGTGGAAAACAAGAGGCCCGATTAAGTCATGGTGAGTTTGTTATACCCGCAGATGTTGTTGGGCACCTTGGCAACGGAAACTCCGAAGCTGGCGCAAAGCGCCTGTATGAGATGATGGCCCGGATTCGCCAAGCGCGTACTGGTACGACCAAGCAAGGCAGGCAGGTCAACCCCAATAAATTTTTGCCCAAGTGAGGTAAGACATGGCAACAGCACCAACTACTACTGCAACCGCCGCAACCGCCAACACCGGGGTTGGCCAGCAAACGGGCACCGAGTCGTCGCTCTCTAACTGGGCAGGGCCGTATGTCACGGACATGTTAGCTAAAGGGCAAGCACTTTCAAACCAAGGATACCAAGCCTATGGTGGGCCGCTATCTGCGGGGGAGTCTGACCTTCAGAAAACCGCATTCCAAGGCATCGCGGGCTTGACCGTCCCCACAAGTCAGATGGGCGCGTTCACCCCGGAGCAGTTCTCGGCTGTGCATGCTCAAAACTACATGAATCCGTACCTCATGGAAGGCTTAGCGCCCCAAATCGAGGAGGCTAAGCGCCAAGCGGAAATCATGAATCTGCAAAACCGCGCCGCAGCGACTAAGGCTGGCGCGTTCGGCGGTACCCGAGGTGCCCTGATGGAGTCCGAGAACCAGCGCAATACCATGCAGACACTCGCGGGTATTACTGGCAAAGGTTATTCAGACGCCTACGACAAAGCCATGGCGCAGTTTAACGTCGAGCAAGGCCGTGGGCAGACCGCCCAAGACGCCACCAATCAGTACGGGCTGGCCGCGCTCCAGAGACAAGGCGAGGCGGGTGCGGTGCAGCGTGACATTGAACAGCAAGGCATTACCGCTGATGTCAACGAGTTCAACACCCAGCGCGAGTACCCGTACAAACAGGTGCAGTACCAGCAGTCCTTACTCCAAGGTCTGCCACTCGCCGCCCAGACGTACTCGTATTCGGAACCAAGTGCGCTGTCTCAAATTCTCAGTGGTGGTGGCGGCATGATGGACTTGTACGATCGAATGTTCCCCGATCCGGCGAAGACGAAGACAACCACGTCACCCGGCACAACCGGCTCGGGTTCGGGCACTACTACACCTGCGGCAACCACGCCTGTAGCACCTACGCCACCGAACCCATAAGGACGCACTATGTCAGTACCAAACGCCAATCCCCAAGGTATTGCAGGACTTATGCAACAGCGTCCGCAAGCACCTCAAATGCCTACCCCCGGAAAAGCCAGCCCTATGGCTGGGTTGGGGAGTGTGGACGATCGTGTTTCCGCCTATCAAGGTGACACTAAGCCATTGGAACAACGCTACGCGATGAGCCAAGACCTGCTTGATCTGTTGGCACTTCAAAAGATCAAATCGCAAAAGGATGCAGCCGCACGCCAGATGCAGTTGCAGATGGCTCAGCAAAACGCCCAAGATGGTCAAGCCAATATGACCGTGGCGCAGCAACGCGAGCAAGAGGTTAGTGAACTGACCAAGAACGAACTCGCCCAGCAGCGTGGGGATACGGCTCAAAAGCAGGCTGGTGACCAGCAAGCTGCGATGCAGAAGATGATGAGCGGTATTGCTACTGCCCCCGGCGCGGGTGCTGCTGCCCAGCCAAAGATGTTTGCTTCTGGCGGTATCGTTGGGTACGCTGGCCCTGAAGGTTCGATGGTGGAAGACCCACGCCGTAAACGCTTGGATGGTGAGACTCCCGCGGAATACAGCCGCCGCATGCTGGAGTTGGACTTGCAAATTAGCAAGGAACGCACAGCATCACGCGACTCCGCACGGGAGGCAGAACGCCAGCAAATGCTGGCCGAGCGCGGGGGTGCAGCAATCCCCCCAAGCCGTCTGTTCGACCGTAAACCGCTGGACCTACCCGGAGCTCCCGCTACCGCCCGCCCTACTTCTCCCGGAACTTCCGCCTCAGTATCCGAAGCGCAAGCGACCGCTGCCGCTGGCCCTCAAGCCGCCGTGCCCCCACCAGCGCCGTCAGTCGTTAAGGCTCCCCCGGTTGCACCTGTTGCTGCGAAGCCCCCGATGCCCGGTGCCGCGCCCGCTGGCCCTGCCGCCGCTGGCCCTGCCGCCCCTGCCGCGCCCGCTACCCCCGGCTTTGATGAACGCGTCAAGAAAGCATCTATCACGGCTGCTGAGTTAGATTACATGAAGCAGGGTCGGGACGAGGAAGCACGGGTTGAAAAGCGCATGGCCCTCACGCCCGAACAACGTGCGGTATATGAGGAAGGCATCGCTGGATTGCAGGGTATGTACAAAGAACAGTACGACCCCGAGCGGCTCCGCCGCGAAGGTCTCAAACGCGCCTTGATTGGTGCCGGGGGCCGTCGATACGGTGAACTCGCTGGTGCTGCCGAAGCTGGCATGAATTACGACGACAAGATGCGTGCTGCCAAGCTCAAAGAGTTTGGGGATGTTCAGGGCGCTCGTACCGGGCTTATCGGTATTGACCGGGCCAACGTAAAGGCGGGTATAGACTCGGGTGCCGCGGTGTCGAAAGAAGGTGCAATAACCCAACGCCAAGGGATTGCATCAGCCGCCAATGTGTACGGCACCGATGTGGGCTCCAGAGACAAAGCCCTCGACCGCGACATTGAGAAACTCAAGATTGGTGCGCAAAACGCAGCCACTGCCGCAGCACGTGAAGGCTTGTCATTCGAGAAGGCTCGCACTGTTTACTCGGCTACTGTCGGAAGAGTGCAAGAACTTGAACGCCGTTTGGACGACGACTTCTCCAAGCAGAACGGTATGTTGCTCATGGCTGAGCAGTCAGGCAAAATAGACGCTGCACAGAAGAATCAGTTGGATATTGCAAAGACCCAACTCCAGATTCAGAAAGCCAAGATTCGCAAAGAGATGGAGCCTGTGTTGCAATCGGCACGTCAGAAACTGGGTGTGTCTGACCTGACTGCGGAAGACAAGGCAGCGATCGAAAAGTACACGAAAGGTAAGTGACATGGATTTGCAAACTGTGCTGACCGCACTGCGAAACGCAGATGCGGCGGGGGACACTCAAGCCGCCCAACGGTTAGCACGGATTGCACAATCCATGCAATCGACTCCTTCGGAGGACGCCGACCTTGAATCCCGCTTGCAACAGCTACGCGCTGAACGTGAGACATTGCTCAAGCCAAAACCTACTGTTGGTGGAAGCATCAAAGAGTTCGGCAAGGGGTTGGTACCCGGTGCGATCGGTCTGGTCGAAACAGCGGGAACTGGTGTCGCGTCGATGCTGCCCGACGATACAGAAAAGGCTGCACGCGAGAAAATCAAAGAACTCGCTGGTATTGCCAAAAAGCCATTTGAAGCCAATGCTGGGTACGAAGACTCAGTAATGCGTAAGCTGGGTGAGGGCTTGGGCTCGACCCTGCCGTTCTTTGCGCTTGGCCCACTCGGGTTAGCTGGTCGCGCTGCTGGTGCTGGTCTTGGTGTCGCCGCTGGCGCTGGTGAAGCACGTGAATCTGCTGAAGCCAAGGGCGCGACCGGAAGCGAACGTGCCCTTGCTACTGTCCTCGGTGCGCCTACTGGTTTGCTGGACATCCTTGCACCGCAGATCAAACCATTTAAGAGCATCATGGGAACCGCGCTGGCGCGTGGCGGCGTTGAAGGTTTAACAGAAGCGGCCCAGAAAGTTGCACAAAACCTGATCGCCAAAGGAGTCTACGACCCCAAGCAGGAAATTCTCGTCGGCTCAGGAGAAGAAGGTGCCTATGGCGCTGGAGTCGGTGCACTAGCCAGCTTGATCATTGACATGACAGTGGGCCGCAAGGCTCGTCGTGCGGCGTTGGGTGAAGATAAAGAAGCCCCGACACCCGAGGGGACCAAGACCCCCGAACAACAACTGCTGGGGTACACCGCTGAGCCGTTCACACCTGTGGCGTTGCCTGATGGCTCCGTCATTACCTCCAAGGCCGAATACGACGAATACCGGAAGTCCAAAGACGGCAGCGCACGTCAACGTGAGGAAGACCTGCGCACCTCTGACCCACTGGCTGGGCTGTCATCGTTCGACCAAAACCTTGCGCGTCGCGGCAAAGAAGCTGCGTTGACCGAAGCCTTCGCGCAAGAGCCAAGCAAGGGCCAACTTGACCTGCCCGGTATGGAACGTGCGGATGGTACTGTAGAAGTGCCGGGCCGAGGGCGCGTTGCAGGCACCCCTGCGGATGAGGTGGTTGCGGCGAAAGAAGATACGGCCAAACGCGATACCCAATCCCGCGACATGATCGACGAATTGGAGACCGCTGACATTGAGCGCATGGTAGCCACTGAGGGTGCAGATGCCGCCAAGAAAGAACGACTCAAGATGGAGTCGGACATTGCTGAACTCGATGGCCGCATTAAAGCCAAAGAGGAGAAAACGGCTGAGGATAAACGCCTCCAGTTGTTACTGCCGCTCGTCGCATCCGATGTTAAAAACATCCCCAAGTTATTTGTTCGTGCCCTCAAAGCGGAGGGTATCGCCAACACCAACCTGACAGACCGCGAGCGTGGCCTCATCAACCGGGCGTATGACGTGCGGCTGGCCGAAGAACCAACACCAACGGCACCCGAAGTAGAACCGTCGGCACCCGCAGAAAACGCCGCGATGGAAGCAGCGGTGCCCGAGAAGAAGTCACAACGTGTACCTGAACAGATGGGTTTCCCCGGTATGGGTAAACCAAAGGGCGCAGCCCCCCAAGCCTTCTCCGACGAGGAGTTGGCTTCACAGGAAGCAGAATTCACCGGGCGTTCCGGCGAAACTCCACGTTCGTACACATCCACAGCACCGTTCCCAACCGTACTGACACCCGAGGTGTTGGCTGGCGCTGGGCTGCCTAAGCAGTCTGGGTTTTATAAGCAGTTGCTCAACATGGACATGGCGGACACCGCCCAACAGCCTGTCGTTGCGAACATATTCGGGCGTATCAGAGAGAACCAAAACCTGTCCGCGTCTACTAAGGATGCGGTCGAAAAATTAGCGATGCAAGCGTTTGGCGGTCTGGCTAAGCAGGGTGACATGTTCGTCCCCGCTAAGTCAGCCAAGGCTACCAAGGAAGGTAAAAAAGATGCGACTGCAACAAAACCCGCAGCCGGAAAACCTGCTGAACGAGGACGTGATAAGGACGCAGGAGATGTCACTGGAGGAACTGGAGCTCGCGCTGAAGATCGCAAAGAGGGCGGTCGAAAGGACGAGCGCACTGGAGCCCCTGCTGATACCAAGCGAACTGAAGCACCTAAGTCCGCTGGACTGGGAGATAGTGGGAAACCTGCTGCTGACGCTGGAACACGAGCAGGTGCTAAGCCGACTGCACTGAAAGAAGAGCCTGAGTCTGAGTTGGACAAGGCGTTGGCTAAATTCAGTTTGACCGCTGGGCGGTTGAAAGCCGCAGTGCAGAAACTCAAGGCCGCTGATGCTGCCAACCCCGGTGCGATTGCCGAGGCGTTGGACACTCTGGCCGAGTCGAAAGCTAAGCCTAAGCCGGAAGCTAAGCCCGAGGCCAAGAAGCCGCTCACCGCACGTGAGATGCTCGACCGCGCCGAAGACGCTCAGCGCAAGGCTGATACGAAAGCCAAGACCGAGAAGCCTAAGAAGGCTGAACCCAATGCAAGTTTTGGTGCGTATGGTCAAGTGATGGAAGCAGAGAGTAAGTCTGACGCGCTCGACTATTTGGCATACGACATGTACGTGGCCATGTTCGAGAAGTTCAAACTGCTCACCCGTATCAGCACGCTCAACGACATCAACGCTCAGTTGCGCGAAGGTAAGCTCCCCGGTGAAGTTGCATTCGGGCGCGAGGGTACAACCTCGATTGTTCCGCTGAGCGGCGGCAAGTATGCCAAGGCGTTCTACGAGTCACTGTCGGCGGCAGACCAAAAGGCGCTGGCTCAAAAGATGGAGAACTACTTTGGTAGTTCCGAGGCTGAGGTGCGTCGAGGCTCCGCTCAGTTCAATGTGCAGCAGGAAATCGCTCGTGCCACCAAAGAGCAGATGGACAACAATCAGTTGGAACTTGCACGTGATGCAGTAGCACTGGGCATGCCTATGCACCCTGCCATCCGCAAGGCGCTGAAAGATGGTGACCTGCGCGGTGCTCTGACCATGCTGGGCTCGCAGAACCTTGACCGTGCCTCCGAAATTGCCAAGAAGTTGGCTGGCGCAATCGGCAAGACCAAGGTCGAACTGGCCACAGGTTTGAAGAACGCCGAGGGCGTTCCGGTTGCTGGCCTGTACGACCCCAAGACGGACACCATCACGCTGGACGCGGCAGAAGGCTCGAACCTTCACGTGCTATTACATGAGTCGGTACATGCCGCTACATCACATGTCATAGATAACAAGTCACACCCTGTAACCAAACAACTTACGGAGCTTTACAACAACGTCAAGGACTCGCTGGACACAGCGTACGGTGCGCAGTCTTTGGACGAGTTCGTCGCCGAGGCTTTCAGCAACCCAGAGTTCCAACAGAAGCTGGCTGCGATCAACCCCAAGGGTGAGGCAATCACGGCGCTGCAACGGTTTATGCACGCCATCCGCAACTTCGTACGTTCCCTCATGGGGAAGGGTACCAAGGGCATGGGCACCGCACTCGACGCTTCGGACTCTCTGATCAACACCATCTTGTCACCTGCACCTAAATCACGAGATGCGGGCTCGTTGTTCTCGGCGGCTTTGTTGGGTAAGAGCTCTTCGGTCTTCAGGGCCATGGACGACCGCATCCTGTCGATGCCTGCGCTGGACAACAAGATCATCGGTGGAATTTACGAATTGTTCCGTGAGGGCGTGCCCTCCGCAATTAAGAAGACGGTGCTTCGTAGCCTGCCACTGAACGCACTGACTGAGGTCGCCAAGAAAGAAATCCCTATGGCACCTCAACTCGACGAGTTGGAGAAGCGTTGGGGTGGCGCGGTTGACAAGCGCAAACGTGCGGCTGAAGCTACCATGAAACGCATCCAGAACTGGGTGAAGGGTAACCCCGAGAAAGAAACCATCCTGAACGATGTCATCGCCACCAGTACGCTGGAGCAGGTTGACCCGTCTAAGCCTCGCAGTGAGTACAAGGGCAAGCAATCCGACAGCGGTGCAGACAAGCAAAAAGTTTGGGACAACCTGCAAGCTGGATGGAACAAACTTGGCCCCGAGGGTCAGAGCGTTTACAAGCAGATGCGCGATACGTACGCCAAGACCTATGAGGATTTGCTCGACCTGATGTTCAACCGTATCGACAACTCGATGGAGAACAAGGAAGATGCCAAGAAGCTGAAGACCGAAATCTATCAGCGGCTTGCTACCAAGGGCAGAATTGAACCGTACTTCCCCCTGACACGTTCTGGTGACTATCGCCTGTCGTACGACGGCAAGGGTCGTGACGGCAACATGGAGCATTTTGTTGAGCACTACGAGACCTCAGTTGAGCGCGAACGTGCGATCAAAGAGTTGGGTACTGACAAGACCGTGAAGAACATCCAGCGTTTCACCGGTAGCTCCAAGCGTACGTACAAGGACGCCCCACCTACGTCCTTCGTGAACTCTATCTTGCGAACGCTTGAAGCCAACAAGGTCGATCCAGAAGTGACCGATGAGATCATGCGTACGTTCTTGTCAACACTGCCGGAGTCGTCATTCGCCCAAGCGTTCCGCAAGCGTAAAAATACGCCCGGCTTCAGCTTCGATGCACCTGCTGCGTTCTTTACCCGCTCTATGGGAATGGCCCACCAGTTGGCCAATCTTGAGTACAGCGGCAAGATGTACAAGCTGCGCGACGACATTGACAAGTACGTCAAGGAGAAGAACAACACTGAGGTCGCTCGCGGCATGGCCGACGAGTTGAACAGCCACATCCAAACGCTGGTCAGCCCTGACATCGCACCGTGGTCAAAGGCTCTGACATCCATGGCATTCGGCTGGACGCTGGGCTTCAACGTGTCGTCTGCCGTGGTCAACATGTCGCAGGTGCCGCTGGTGCTGATGCCCTACCTCGGCGGTAAGTACGGCTACTCCGAGACAACCAAAGCCATCGGCTCAGCCACCCGTTTGTTCTTCGGTAGTGGGCTCAAGCGCAACGCCAAGATGACGGTGCCCACCGCTGACGGTAAGTCCACGATCGAATTGAAGTCTGGGTTCTCGCTGGACAACTACGACTTCGATGCCAAAGACGTACCACCTGAAGTTAAACGCTTGAAAGAGTTGTCTGACATTGCCGAGGATTACGGACTGCTGAGCCGTTCGATGACGCATGACATCTTGGACATGGACGATAAGTCCACCCCGCTCAATCGTGTGAACGCTTGGTCTGGTTTTATCTTCCACCACGGCGAGCGCATGAACCGCCAGATTTCGCTGATTGCCGCATACGAACTTGAGCTCGACCGAATGACCAAGAGCGGTAGAAAGATCGACAGTGCTGCACGTACTGAAGCTGCAAAGAACGCCGTGGAAACTGCCGAACTGCTGAACGGTGGTGCGTCCGCAGGTAGTGCACCCCTGCTTGCCAAGAACTCTATCGGCAAGATCATGTTCATGTACAAGCGATACGGTGTGTCGATGTATTACATGATGTTCAAGA